TGGTATTCCTACAACACCGCCAGATTATCGTTTGAAGAAAATCCTTGATACGCAAAGAGGAAATCTGGCTAGATATGGAATTAAAAAGATAGGTGCAGAAGAATGAGCGGACGAGTAATCAAATGCAATCTGAGCCAAAAGTCTATTGGAAATGCAATCAAAGAATTGAAAGCATATCAAAACAGTCTTTGCGATAAAAATGAAGTATTTCTTAAAAGGCTTTGCGAATTGGGAATTCCTGTCATAGACGAAAATATTATGTTGGCACAGGGAGATTCTGACAGGAACCACAATACCTACATCAAAATCAACAGGTTCGGAAATTATGCGCAGGCAACTCTTGTGTGCGAAGGCTCTGGACTTTTGTTCATAGAATTCGGTGCTGGTATTTCGTACAACACTCCGGCAGGAACAAGTCCCCATCCAAAAGGAGAAGAATTCGGATATACCATTGGTTCCTACGGACAGGGAAAAGGAAAAAACGAATCGTGGGTATATGTGGCAGATTCTGGCGAATGGGTACGTTCTTACGGTACGGAGGCTACAATGCCCGTGTACAAAGCAAGCGTAGAAATTATGCAGAATATCCGTAGAATCGCAAAAGAAGTGTTTTCTGCATAAAAACATAGCACCTTTTCTTACTGAATATAACGTCTGTTTTATGTATACTGTAAGATATAAAAGCATCTACCGGAATGGTGGGTGCTTTTTCTATGCTCAAAATAAGGTGGTGACAGAGATGCCAGATGTAGTAAAAAATCCAGTTTCAGACGTATTTGAACGATGGAAAGCAACTATTGAACCCGTTGTAGGAAAAGGAAACTTTTCTAATGACGAAAGTCAGACGGTAGCTTCAAACAAAAGAGTTTACGCACGTTTGTTCTTGCTTGGAAATCCAACATCACGTGGCAATCTTGAGGGGGATGAGTGCGCGACAACGCCATCTTTCCAATCAGAATCCTATGCGGTTGGTTCAAAAGCTTCTTCAAAAGCATATGAAATTGACGATGCCAGTCACAAGGCTATGGTTGGCATGGGTTTTCGTAGGATATACGGGCCCGTAAGACAAAATAATGCTGATAACAGCATAAAACGTGTTGTTAGCAGATATAGCCGGATATATACTGGCACATTACTCTAGGAAAGGAGTGAGAAAACATGGAACAGATTATGAACTATGTGAAGCCGGAACTTCTAATTGTAGCCGTAGTACTGTACTTTATCGGAATGGGAATCAAAAAATCCGAAGTCATACCGGACAAATATATTCCGGCAATCCTTGGTGCTTTAGGCATTCTGATTTGTGGAATTTATGTTATTGCTACATGCGCTATATCTGGCGCACAGGAAATCGCAATGGCAATTTTTACCGCAATCACACAGGGAATCCTCGTTGCAGGACTTAGTAATTATGTAAATCAGATTGTAAAGCAGGCAAGCAAAGAAGACTAGAAGGAGGTGATCCTTTTATCTCCCGGTACAGGGTTACGTACTAGAACCAGAGCCATTAAGGCTCTTTTTTATTGCAATAAGTTATAGCCGAAAGGCAGAAAGGAGCCAAAATGGCACGATTAACTACACTTGGTGTGAAATTTTCATATGCCGTTGAAACCGTGAAAGGCACAAAGCCTACCAAATTCACACAGTTGGAAGAAGCCTCTTCCATCGGCGGTATTTCTCTTGATACAGAACAGATTGACGTTTCTGCACTGGAAGATTATCTGACACAGTATGCAGCTGGTAGACAGGATACAGGTGGTACATGGGAAATTGAATTCATCATGGATCCAGACAAATCTGTTAAACAGATTAAAAAACTGTACGAAGATTCTAAAGCTGCAAAAACTACAGGATTGGCAACTTGGTTTCAGGTGTCGTTCCCGGATATGTCCGACTCATTCTTTGTTATTGCAGAATGCGGTCGTGAAATTCCAATGCCAGAAATTGCACAGAACGAAGCAGCAACCATGTCTATTTCTCTTATCATCAATACATATAAGGGACTGGATACCAAAATTGAGCCGACAGCGGCTGCTGAATAAGATGTAAAACAGGGAGGATAATTTATGTTTAGTTTTTCAGCGAATGGCAAAACATACAAAGTAAAATTCGGATATGGCGTACTTACTCAGTCAGATATTCTTACACAAGTGTCTTCTATGGGAGCAATCAACAATCCGAAAGATATGATTAAAATGCTTCCAGAACTGATTCTGGTAGGATTGCAAAAAAAGCACAAGGATGAATTCGGATATGAAACCGAAGAAGAAAAGAAAATTGCATACGATAAAGTGTGCGATCTTCTGGACGACTACGAAGATGAATCCACAGAGGAAAATCCTCAGAATGGATTTATTTTATTCGAAAAAGCAAGTCAGGAGCTTGAAAAGAACGGTTTTTTATCCGGAATGGTAAAAGCAATGGAGAAAGCGGAAAAGGAACAGAAGCTTCCGAAAATTCCGCAGGATCACAAGAAGAAGAGCTGAGCTTTCCTGAGGTAGTTCATAAAAAACTACTTCCACTTTATTTGTCTATTGGCGTTTCTGAGGAAAAGTTTTGGGATTCCACACCGTATGATTTAGAACCATACATGGAAGCCTACAAATTAAAACAAAAAATGGCAGATTCGCAAGCATGGCAGTTCAACATGTACACGATGTGTGCAGTTCAGACTGCGGTTGCAAATGTGCTTATTGGTAAAAAGTCAAAAGCTGAATACCTTAAAGAACCATTTTCACAAACAGCTGAAAAGCAAAAACAAGAGGATGAAGAGAATCTTTCTGAAACAGAAAAGAAACGGCAACGTGACAGGTTGCTCATGACATTGCAACTCATGCAAGCAAATTTTGAGCTGAATCATGGTAATAATGACGAGGGCAGGCAGGATTAAAAGTCTTGTCTGCCCTTTATTTTTTTGATTAAAAGGAGGTGCTTTAATGGCCGATAATACCATAGATACCCTCAATGTACAAATATACAGTAGCACAACTCAGGCGGTACGGTCTATTAATAACCTTGTAAAAAAATTAGATACATTAAACACTGCCCTTGGAAATCTTGACATAAGCCGGTTAAATAATTTTTCCAATTCTTTAAAAAGTTTAGGTAGCGTGAATTTTAAAGCAAATGGATTGAATGCGGCTATAAACGCTATCAATCGTCTTGGAAAATCCGATTTCAGCCAGTTTGATACAGGGAAATTAGGTAAAATTCTTACCGAGATGCAGAAACTTGATGCTATTCCAGATGTTTCTCCGAGCGTTAGCCGGTTCACAACCGCTATAGCTAAACTTGCCGGTACAGGACAGTATATCGGCAATGTATCAAAGGAACTTCCGAATCTTGCGACAGGTTTAAATAATGCGGCTACTAAATTAGGCTCTATGAGCGAAGTATCAGCATCCACCAATGCTTTTATTACTTCTCTTGGAAAATTAGCTAGTGCAGGAGATAAAACTGGAAAGACTGCAAGTCAATTATCAACTCTCGCGCAAGAGGTTTTGAAGTTTTTTGACGTAATGAAAAGCGCACCAGATATCAGTTCGAACACAATAAGAATGACAGAAGCTCTTGCAGTATTAGCATCGTCTGGAAGCAAAGTAGGGCGTGCCACAAATAGCGTTTCGAATTCATTTAACACGATTTCTTCGTTAGGTTCAAAAGCAAGTACTGTAATCAATGGGCTGACAAATGCTTTTCAAAAATTTGCTTCAAAAGCTATTTCTTTAGGTGGAAAAGCTGTATCTGCAATCGCAGGTATTGGAAATGCATCTTCTGAAGCTGGTGAAAAAATAAGAAGATTGTCAAACCCTATGAGTTCAGTAACTGATAAGTTGAGTGTTCTTTACGCCAAAGGTTTCCTCGTAAAAAGAGCATTAGATGTTCTGACATCGCCAGTAGAATCCGCAATGAACTATGTAGAGACCCTGAACTATTTCAACTCTGCGTTCAATCAGGTGGCAGAAGGAATCAACACTGACGAATGGAAAAAAAGTGGTATAAAATCCGCTGAAGCATATGCAAATTCATTCCAGGAAAGGGCAAAACAGCTTTCACAGAAACTGACAGGATTCGAAATTTCAGATACTGGCGAACTGGCTAGAACCAATACCGCC